ACCCGGACAGAATCTTACGTCTCACCCAAGCTTCAATAGCTTCAACGCCTTCTCTGCTAACACCATGCGGACGTGCCCCCGCTTCTATGATTCCGCCATAAGGCGCGCTGTTATCCAGCATGTATTCATTTTCAGCGATATGGACTACCTCCCATGCCGCTTTCATTAGCCCTTGATCAACGGGTGTTAGTTGCTTCAGACGGCGCTTACCGCGTTCTGCGGCTAACGAGATTCCCCACCCTATAGCAGCCTTGAAAGCCGCTGCATCTGCTCTAAGGCGTGCGCCAAGCTCCCCAGCGTTGATCTTTACCGTGCTCATACGAAAACACCGTTGATACCCGTGTCTGTCATCTGACGTTCTTTAAGGCTCACGATCCACCCTATAGATTGTTCTCTATCGGGCCATGCCTTGATCATTGGAACGAAATAGCGTGACGCTATGCCCTCACCATGTAGATCGTCTAACCGATACCAAAGCTCTTGATTGCGTGTTGTTGCTGGCATCAATTCCAATTCCGAATAGCGGATACTTATTTCAGACGCATTTGCTATGTCGCTTGACTGTCTACCACCCGCAAGCACTTCATAGCCGCTGTCCGAAAACTCTATCTTTGGGTATGGTAGTAACTCTTGATAACCGTCTGTGTAAGAACCCGTCCCAATGCGATCACCTGTCCAAGTGCGAACAACTACAAAGCAGCGATAGGATCTGATACCAGTGATATCAAACATATCTTGTCTAATCTCATCTATCGTAGCTAGTAGATCATCTACTAGATTATCTTCTAGGATCGTATTCATTAAAGTTTACCCGCTCCCACCCGCGCACTGAGGGAGACGCAAATACGTTGATTGGAGAGGGTAAAAAACATATTAGTTCACTACTGTAAAACGATGCATTATTGTATCGGCATAACCTGCGTATATGTCGTGCTTGATTCCTACGCCAAATATTGCGGCCATTCTCCCAACGATTCTTTTACCTTCACTTCTTAATGATTTGATTTCCATAAAGCCGGGTAATACGATGCTGCCAACCTCGTTAGCCTTGATTCGCTTGTATGAATCTGTTAGTGAAGTGTCGATAGCTAATAGCTGTGCCAGTAGAAGACGTGCAAGCGTTGTTGCGTCTGCATCGCTTTCTATGGCAAGTATAGACATTTCAAGTTTAGAATCTGTCTGAAAGTATTGATTAGGCCAACCAAGAGATAATCTAATCTGTACTTTCTCAGCGTTTGTAAAAGACATGCGTTAAACCGCTTTCTTTTTCTTACCGTCTGATGTTGAGCTAATGAAGTGGTTAGATGATTCAGCCGCGTCTAATTCTGCGGTCTTCTGTTCCAGTGCAGCGCGCACGGTTGCAATCGCTACGCCCCTTGGTATCCCCTGTAATACAAGACTATCAACGGTAGGTAGTGAGTTAGTGGGGGTTGATGGCTTGTAGTCTGGAGCCTTCAACCACTGCATACGATCGGCTTCATCGGATGGAACTAAACCGGGTGCTAGTTGTTCCAAGATGGATGGACGCCTAGCCCCGTTGCTGTAAAGTCTTGGTGTAGCGATACCGGCTTCAATTTCGATAACAACACCCGGCTTGACTGTAAATCCGGTTCCTATCTTCACTCTAATTTCTTGATCTGTTGGATTTGTAAATAGCATTCGTTAAATCTCCATTATTAGATAGACATAAAAACACCCTCTGTATTTCCAACCTTCCGGGTTGAAGATACAGAGGGCATAAGTATTTATTATAGTCCTGCGTAACTTGAGCTTAGATCGCCTAGAATCGCGCAAGCATTTGGACGCTTGCAGACTAGCTGCACATACATGATCAACTGGAAACGGAAATTATCCCCGTTCACTGATAGAGGCTGAATACGTACCTTGAGCCCATTGATCGCGCCGTCGCCTAGCTGTGTTTCAGGTGTGCCACGTAGCTGCATTGTTGCGGCTGGAACCCCTGGAACCATTCCGGCTACAACCGCGTCGGGTAGTTGCTGGATTTGGATATGACGGGTATTCAGCAATACGACTTGACCGTAACCGTCTTGGTCAACCGGGCAATCCTTATCCTGAATAACTGGAATATCATCGAACATCATTACTGAAGCGCCCGCACGGAAAGTTAGGCCACCCTTTGACATGCCATCGCTAGATGGATCAGTGTAGTAACGTTGTGTAGTTGTAAATAGGCTGTTTAGTTTCGCCCATTGAATAGGATCGGTAACGATAAGGTTTGGAGCCTCACCACTTGCTGTGTAGACTTCTCTTACAGCGCCACGAAGTAGATCAAGGCTTAACGCGCGTTGTGTTCCGCCGTTAAATAGCTCATTGCCAGCCCATGCGGCACGGGTTGATTTATTGATTCCTGCATAGGTTCCTGTAGCGCGTAGAGCCGCGTTAGTTCCCTGTGTAAGACCCCAAACGGTGTTAGCCGCTCCTGTGCCTTTCCAACATTCTTTATTGAAGTTAGACGCGAGACGTTGCGCAGCGGTTAGAATTTCCTCACCGAATAAGTTTTCTAAAGCGGCTGGATTACCTGTAGCGCGTGCATCTGAAAGAGCTAGACCAGAGACGGCGAAAGCCTCTGACATGATCGCGTGTGACCATGTAGCCTTTTCTTTAAGGTCTGTATTATAGACTGATACGTCAACACCATCTGCAATGTATGACGAAGTAGAAGCTACTTGACCGTCTTGATCGCGTACGGCTACGTTAATGCTGTTACTGAAGCTGTCTTTGACTTGTAGTTCTTTTGCTAGAACGGTAGAACGATTAAATAAACCCTGTACTTCGTCTTCAAATAGCGTCGCAAGTGCGCCCGCAATACCACTATCAACTAATGCTGCCATGTTAGAAACTCCTCTAAGCTAAAACTAATATTTTGATTGGTTTCTAACGCTAACCAGCGTGCAAATAGGAGATAGATACCTATTCGTGATTGAATATATAGAATTAGATTAGTAGTTTTGGAGAAGCGGACTTACATAAGGGGCGTAGTGAGGGCGTGCGGAGCTAACCACTAGAAATTATTACCGCGACATTCCTACCCGGACATTAGGATCGGTATGCTGGCTTACATATCAGCCAAAGCCGCGCTGTCATTAATGAATTAAAAGATTAATAAACGGCTATGATCTTTTTTACATACCGCAACTATGATCTTTTTATCATAGTGCTGTGTGTTATGGCATATGGTAACTTCCATGCCAATGGGAGGATTACCATGACGAAAATAACGATTAGATTCAAAGATACCGCAGATATGTTTGATTGGGTTAAAGCGGTTGGTAAGAGGTATAACGAGACTACAGATGCGAATGAAGTTGATTTCATTCGTGAGAAACTAATCAATAAGTTAGAGTTTGAGCAGGGTGACGATATTCTATTGCCCTACAGCAAAGACTCAAACACCGTTGCGACCCTTCTGGCAAAGCTGAAGCCGTGAGCCTGCAAGGGTTGTTGACGGGGCGTAGGCGTAGGACGGTGCGCAAGCGACGCAAGGGGCTCTACCTCGCGTCTTCCGGGTGGCTTCGCTATCCCCGTAGCCCGCGTCGCACCGTCGAGCCCATGGCAGCACATGCCCCAACCGTGCTATTGATAACTCTCACTCGCGGGGGCTTGGCATGACGGCACAACTGAAGCTCTATCTACTGGCGCTGTTGTTGGTGGGTTGCACAACTCCCAATGCAGGCTATGAGCCCTTTAATACCCCTAATAATCCTGATCTTGGTATCGTGGTTGATATGAACGTTTATACTAGTAGCGATATGACTTGGATTAATATCATACCAGATATGTCTCACCCGTTGTTCACTTACGACCTATCGATCGCTCCAATGCCCGATCTATTGCCTTTTGTCTGTAAGGTTGTTGATGCAGATTGTACGGCTGAAGTCAACGCTTGTATTATGAACGGCTGTAATACGTTTGTTGATCCGTGTTGCGCGGGATCAGCATGTCACAGGATAGCGACGGGTAGCAAGTTCTACAGTTGTAGAGCGTTGCCAGATATGACGCTTGCCGATGATGCAGGACCAGACATGATCACTCACGCTAAAGCATTCGGTGATTTCTGTAGCAATGACGGAGAGTGCATAAGCGGGCTTTGTAGAATGTTTCAAGGGGGAGCCGTAGAGAAATGCACTCTACCCTGTGTCTATGTAGCTCAAACAACCCCCGCGCCAGAGTGTGCTAATCCACCTTCTACCGGGCTTTGCACAAACAACGGCTATTGTAAATTCTAATGGCAAAGCGAAAGAGTAAGAGGAGAAAGCTAGATCCAAAGGCAATGATTATACAGCATACCCTGAAGTGGGTTGAAATGAATCACATTAGGTGGGTGCTTAGGGATCTGGCAAATGGTAGTAAATCTGATGCCGCTAAGATCCTTGGGATTGCACGCCGCACACTTCAACGCATTCTAGGGCGTGATAAGAGGAGAGGCAAAAGGAACCTGAAGCGCACCAAGTAGCCCCGTCCCTAGCTCCCCCTGCCTCAACCCTCTCCTACCCGTCAAAACGCCTCTACGAGCTTCCTACGAAGTCGCAAGCCCATCTATGGGAGTGCGGCTCAAACCTTGATCCGCTCCCTCTACTCCCCCCGTCTGATCTGATCCACACCCCCAAAACGCAAATATATATAAATGCATTTCCTATCTCTGGTTCCATTCTAACTATATATAACCATTTAACTATTGGTTGACAATTTGGGTTAGTGGGCGCATAGTATTGACGTGAAGGTGAGGAACTTATGAACAATAACAATACAGATGGATATGGACTAACGTTTGATAAGGTCAAAGATAAAAAGATAAAGTGGTTATGGAAATATAAGACGGCAAAGCCATCTATAAAGAACAAGAACAAGGCAATCGGTAGGCACACAGGTAGAAAGCTATCGCAGAACACCAAAGATAAGATTAGTGCCGCACTGACACAACGCAACTATATCCCATACGGCCAGTTGACTATGTTTGACGGCTTGGGAGAGTCTGGAAAGACAACCATTGCTCTACAGATGGCAGCGGACTTGAGCATCAACGGGTTATCAAGTCTGATCCTATCTGCCGAGGATGATCCGGGTTCGCAGATCAAACCAAAACTTATCGCAATGGGAGCCGACCTAAAGCTAATTACTATTGGTGATAAGGCTTGGCGGTTGAATAAAGATGGATATACGATCACTGGTTTGATCTCATCTAAAAAGATCAAGCTGTTGATCATCGATCCTCTAACGTCTTTTTTGGGCGTTCATGAGGGGGCAAACCAGCTTGTTAGAGACGTGCTGCAACCGCTCGTAGAGCTATCACGGTCAATGGACTTTGGTATCATCGGGATCAGACACTTGACAAAAGAAAATGTTGCTATGGGTTCTGTAGCTATCAGCAATATCTCACGGGCTGGATTTCGCATTCTAAAGCACCCAACGGAACCTAACGTTAGAGTGCTGTGTCCTGATAAATTTAGTCTCGCGTGCAAACCGTTGCCGTTGAAATACACGATAACGAATGACCAAACCATCAATTGGCTTGGGACTACTCACGAGACGATAGAGCAACTGTTAAAGCCTGCTTTCGCACCAAACAAGGGGAGAGCATTGCTTGAAGCGAAACAGTTTCTTGTGGATAACTTGGGGAATGGAGAGACGATCGCGGTTAGCGTAATTAAAACGCTATGCACAAAAGCCGGTCACTCATTCCCGACGCTTAAACGAGCAAAAGAGGATTTGGGAGTTGAGACTACTTGGGAGTCTGGACCTATCGGCAAGCTGTATAGTTGGCACATTCCGGGTAAGGCGTATGACGATGTACAGGCTAAACTATTCGGTGAAACATTCGGCTGTGACGCCGAAGGGGGGCAAGTATGACCATAGGCGAGATATTCCTTTTTATTGGAAATATGAAAACACTAACACCACCAAACATATTATATCAACCAATTGAATTACCAAGTGGCTACGAGAACAACACCAATATTCTACTTAAGTTGAATATTGATATATTGTTGATTGAAAGAAGACTCAAGGCAGAAGCAATGCTTTTGTTTATGGACCGTTATAAAGATATGTCAAATTTGTTTTCATTTATTGGAACGGTTGAAACTTTGAAAACGCTAACACCAAACAAGATATATAAACACGGTACATCATATGAACTACAATATAAACAGACTAAAACGTATCTAAAGTGTTTAAGATTTTCTATTTTAGATATGAAGTGTGTAAAATGCGTCTGTACCTCCTGTAAACAAATCCTTCGTGGCGCTGCAATCGATGGTAACTTTTGTCCCGCTTGTGGTGTCAAGCTCGCGGGTGTAGCTGTATATGATTACACTTCGTATAATCATAACGTTACGTAGTCTCAAAGCTACGCAAGCTATCGAGTCTCTACCTTCACGGGTGGGGCTCTTTAGTATCTGCAACCGTCTAAATATAATACACTGTAATTATACACTATCAAATAACTGTGGAAAACTGCGCAAATGGTTTGGTGGGGTCAATGCCGGGGTAAGATAAACGTTTAACAGCAAGGCTCTAATGCGCTTATACAGCGTGTTTGTATATATGACGCGGTTGGACAGGGTAGAACCTATCAAAACCAACGAATGCAGGCTATATGCCAAGTAAATAAGCAATTAGAGGGTGCGCTACGCAAGTCTTGGGAAAGCAGCGAGTATCAACCTACCCACTTGGACGGTTGCAGCCCTTCACACGCTGCGCAACTCGTTTGGCCCGTCTTGGCTGCACTCATACCGAGGGGTCAAGTAGGTGCGGCACTACGCCTATAGGACACCTGATTACGTCAAGAACACCCTATCCGTATCAGGGTGGCGTAGCGGGTGGATCGATATGTGGACTTACATCGGTAGCATGGCAAGCAAGCCTGATAAGTGGGACTGGAAACACTTGGAAGACAGCCCCGTTATACTTGGCTTCTCTGCCGTAAGCATCTGAAATTCAAACAAGATCAACACCACAACAAATAAAACGACATATAGATACGATTTCTTATTGACGCCTGTAATAGAATCGCTATTATCAAATCAAGCTACGAAACAACCAACCCCGTAGCACAGGAGAAAACACAATGACGATGATCGATGTTTCTAAGCTCTCTGACGCGGATCGCGCTACCCTTCTGGCCCAGCTTGGCGCGACTGTCCGTAAGCAGCGGACTTGCAGCACTTGCAGCTTGGTGGGAGCCAGCGTCACGAGCAAGACGAAGTTTACCGAGGCGTTTCCCAAAAATCACACCAAGGAACAGCACGCGGCGCATGTGGCAAACAAGGGACAGGGGAAAAGCAGCAACACCAACATCATCGAAGAATGGCTCATGGGCGTTTGGGATCTCAAGGCTGCCGACTTCATCAACGCGAAAGGTAAGAAGGTCGGAATGATGATCAAGCACCTGAATACGGTCGCCTTCAAGCTCGCTACCGAATGGAAGGCGAAAGAGGGCAAGGGCTTCAAGGGCAAGCACGCCGCGAAGTAACATAAGGGACTAACCACCCCTGCAATTAAGCCAGCCCTAACCCGGCTGGCTTTTTTGCGTCTAAGGCTAGGAAGCCCGTAGAGCCCTCGCAAGTTCACCCGTCCAATCGCCCTACCCCACCCGAGATCGTCAAACCTAGAGCAACTGGCAAAGCAGGTTGCAGCTTGCAGCCGGTTGAGCGCGGGACTTCAACGGCTAAACACACCCACCCGACACACCAACCCCACACCCTAACCTGAAATACCAATGATTACGGGGCTTAGGATCGGTTTGTAAATTCGCGGTTGCGTGTTTGCCGCAGTGCGTTATCGGCGTAAGGTGCTGAAATTGTAGGGGAAAGTAGGATATGTGACCCAACCGGAAGGTGGCGGAGTCTCCCTGTGCCTGTAAAGGCAGATAGTATCTACACATCTTACGTTTTGCTTAAATAATTATATAGATCGTATTCAGCACCATTTATGGCTTGTACGCCCCTTCCTCCCTACGGGAGAGGAAGGGGGGCGTAACACTATGCAGTATCAACTATGGTATTTGCTAAGTGTTACGCTCTGTAAGTATCTATTATCATTAATAATAAGTGATACGTAAAGTGATACCTTATATTGAATATCATAGTGATACGTCAACTGATACAAGCGTGCTACGTTCAAATTACTTTTACAGTGCTCATACACACTATCTACACATCCTTTGTCTGAAGTAATATTTTCTACTACTATCTTATATACATAGCATAAGCAGAATAAGGAGACTTCATTATGGTTACACGTAAAATATTGACACTACAAACAAAGCTCGACATAGCCAAAGACTATTATACTTCAACCGATAGTCAATTAAAGGTAGCAGCCCGTCACGATATCACAGTAACAACACTCAAACGCATAATTACTATTTACAACACTGAAGAACTTTATAACGCGCAAGGGAAATAATATATTATGGCAGACGATACATACAACGGCTTTCCAGTCAAAAGGTTATGCGATATAACCTACTCAACCGGGCCAAAGTGGTTGATAGAGGGGTTGATACCCGCTCGTAGCACGATCCTACTTGGTGGCGATTCCAGTGTAGGCAAGTCGTGTTTTAATCTTTATAATGCAATCCATATTGCGAGTGGTTTGCCGCTCTATGGCACATATCCAACAGTAAAAGGCAAAGTATTATGGTTCAATGCCGAAGATTCACAGGAAGAAACATTAGAGAGAGCAGAGGTTATCTGTCAGTATCTAAACATTGACGTGCCAGATGATATAATCTTATTAGATATAAGCGAATTACTACTTGATCAAGCGATCAATATCCAGAAGCTAACCGATACCGTCGCGCATCATAAACCATCGCTTGTTATTATAGATCCATTACGAAATTTGCACACACAGGAAGAGAACGATAGTTTGATAACACCAGCCGTTCTACAACCATTAAGAGTTATCCAACGTGATCACGACTGCTCTATCATCGTCTCGCACCACACTAATAAGAGTAAAAACAATAGCGGCCAAAATCGCTTTAGAGGTTCAAACGCTGTAATAGCTTGGTGCGATCTTGGTATTTTATTAGAGAGAACAAACAATATTACTGATGTTAAGTTTATTAAAAAGAAATCAATTTCAGCCAAGTTAGATGATTTCCAGCTTGAATATCAGTCAGCCGGAACCGGACTATCATATACCGTTGTCCCTAACGCATGGGGTAGGGAGCTAAAGCCATTCAATCTATTAGATGAATTAACATTACAAAAGAACGCGGGTAATTCTTTTAGAGCGGCTATGAAATATGTTCGCGTAACGCTCAATAGGTCATGCGCGCAAGGAAAAGCAAGCAAACTTTGGCAGGATATAGGGGGAGCGGCACCAACCGAGGCACCAACAGACAAACCAACCACTTTAATAGAGCCCGATAAGATCGCGCGCAAACCAATAAGCGCAGCGAGTGATTTTAATAATAACGGTCACACAAAGAAAGATGATGTTAATTAAATGATAAGAATAATTATAGAGCATGATACCACCGACGGCAACAAACAAATTAGACAGATAGATATCACCGAGGCTTTTATCGCTGAGCTTAGCTTTGATCTTTTGCTAGATGATATTAAAGGCACGTTAGAACATATCAAGGCAATGAAACGATTGGGCGAAGCATTATGAAATCCAATCTACCCACAAATATTAAACTGCTAACAGATAAGCTTGATATATCAGCGAAGAGTATATATCACTTTTACTACACAAGCGGATTCATTACGCAAGCTGAATATCTTTCAGTAATATTCGGAGCAGCACCGCAAGATTATGATCAGGAAGAGGAGAAACCACACCATGATTGACATAACATCGTTTAGAGACGAATTAGCCGCACTCATCGCTAAATATTCCGCCGAGCAATACGCACAGGAAGTATCAGCGAGCTTGCACGCCGCATTTATGAAGGCGAGCGAACCTGTAGCACTTGATCCTGATAAGACATTTAACTTTGATGAATAACTATATAGGAGATTATTTATGAACAATATAAAACCATTCCCACTGATCCGTATTAGAGATTTCACATACAATGAAAGCAATTGGACGGTGCGAGGAACAACGATCACTCACAAGACTGGATATACATTTGCCGTTCCCGCACCTAATGACTACGAATCAAAGTGTGAATGGATGATACAGTTATCGCTTAAATCATGGTGTACCAAAGAAGACTTATACGACATACGCAAAATATTAAGCAAAGTGAAAGAAGGGTACACGATTTGAAGCATAAAAAGACCGTAGAAGAGAAGCGCGCCTATGATACGGCATGGCGCTTAAAGAACCTTGAGAAGTGCAGACAGAAAGACCGGGAGAGCTACCAGAGACGCAAGGCTAAACTTTCCGCGCTGCACAAGACACCCGAGTTTAGAGCGGGACAACGCGAGTATCAGCGGGAATATTACGCCACCCACAAAGAGCAGATGCGCGCCAAGCGTCGCAAGTCTTACTACGCTAACATTGAGCATGAGAAGGCTTACAGCGTTGAGTATCGGGCCAGTGGCAGAGCCCGTCGGAATAGGTTGAAGTACGCCTATAACCTAACCCCGGCAGATATAGACGCCAGATGCACGGCGCAAGGCGGTAAGTGTGCGATCTGCGGATTGGTAGCCCCGCTACAGCTTGATCACAACCACGCCACGGGTGAGACGCGAGACATGCTGTGTGGTCCCTGCAATCGAGCTTATGGGCTATTAAACGAATGTGAAACAACAATACAAGGCGCGCTAAACTATCAAAAGAAATGGAAATAATTATCAGTAATGAAAACATCATTTATTAAGACATTACAGACTTTCATTGAAGCTCAAGACATACAGGACTTAGAAGAGGTTGAAATCGCGTTAGCGGCTTTACTGTTGAGCCTATATTTCGCTTTGGATTTTACCAAAGAGGAAGCCTTAAGCATTCTAATTCGCGCCGTTGATGCTTGCTATGATAGCCAAGATAAATTAAGCGATACTAATTGACCTTGAGTGATATTATCCGCAAGCTTGAAGATAATGAGATCATACCAGATAGCATTGATTGTTACGAATGCGGGTTTATAGTTATTGATTACTCTTCATCGGTTGAGCATTGGAAATCGTTATTACAGGATGAAGATTTGTTAGAGTTAGAGCTTTGCTTTAGGTTCGCAAATAACTAACCCGTTTCTCACTGTAGGCGTGCTTTCGTTAACTTCTCCTGTGCGTCTATCTTGTCTTGATCCGTCTCATTTGGTCTGAATGCCGAATGAGACGCTATGACGTTGCTTGTGAAGTATGCCGGTATGATGATTTGAAGAATGCTCACAAGCTCGCTACCACTGATCAGTTTTACGCATACCAGAGTGATCCCACTTAGCACGACTCCCACCGTCAATAGAAATTTCGTGCTCTTATATTTGTTTTTCACGTTCTATCTCTTCTAACAGGTTTGTTATCTCTTTGCTGAATCTGGACAGCTTTTGAATCTTGAGCACGATTCCCCCGTGCCTATGGTCAACACCCTTGCCAGCGTAATTATATGATATGTTGCCGTGCATCGCCTTGTGTATGGCAGATTGGGTGCAACCTAACTCTTTGCCTATCTCCGTTTGCGTCCATCCGTCAACCGTTAAGCGCCAAACTTCCATCTGATGATGTGTAAACGCCCCGCTCGTTACCAGCTTCGTGATCTCTATCAATAGCTTTAATCTTAACTCTTCAATACGGTCTGAATGTGCAGACATTTCTAGGTTATCTTTTATGCTTTGCGACTGCGGTATATTATTTAACACATCAGACTCAAAACTAATTTCATGATACTGATATTGATATTCTTCGCTTTTAGCCATCTCTCACCATCCACAGATAGGCTCTATCAAAGTTTTTACTTAACTTCTCCAATATAGCCGGTATTTTTTCTCTTTCTTTGTCGGTTAGCGGTTTCGTATAATCGCCACCTATCCAACCAAAAGCTAATTTGATTACACGTCTTTCGTCTTTAGGTAGAGACGCAACCAACGGTTTGACCTGTTCCACGTCTTCAGGCTTCAGGTGCAGAATGTGTTGATTGTAGAACCCGTAGTCGTGTTCTATGTCATACGGCTTCGCCCACATAGCATTTCTCAAGGCTCTTATTTTCTCTTTGTCAAGATCCATTACATAAGCTAAATCTTCATCGCTTGCCGTATCAAACGACTCTTTAAGCTCCATTATGACGCGAGGTAATGTAAAAGCTGACTTAGAAAGCACCCTCTTGCAGCCGTATATCCCCTTATGGCACTCCACGGCTACGAATTTAGTTAATGCACTTTCTATGCTATTTATTGCAAAGCTGCTAAACATTCTGGTCTGATTATCATATTTACTAGCAGCCTCACACACCCCACCTAACGCTACCTGCTTTAGATCGTCTCTATCTATGTGATACTTGCGCCCGTATCGTTTCCAATATCTGATAGCAATGTCAATTGCTAGCTTCGTTGTCTGTAGTATTAAAGCGCGCTGTTTATTTTTTGGTAACATTCCAGATATTGCCCAAAGCCGTGCGGGCTTCATCCTTTGTCATCTTGTTATTACCGCTGCCACCCGTTACCGCACTTCTGGACATTGTTGTTTTAGCCCCACTACCCTGGATATTACGAGCGGGTAGGAACACTTTGCCTTCATCGCTGTCTAACCACTTCTTTAGCCCAACGTCTAATGACATTGGATACTCGCCGTTAAAGATTAGCTGTCCATCTTCATCGCGGCTGATCATGCCTTCCGCTTTCAGGTGATTAAATGCCATCTTGGTGTTAATCGCCCCGAGTGTGTTCAATGCAGAGAACACCGTATTTTTTTCTTCTTTGACCATGAGATCGGCGCGCTCTGTCTTCCTCTCTGCATCTATCTTCTCTATGTGAGCCTTTGCCGCTTTGAGTTGCTTCGCTAGCTCCGTATCCTTGCCTTCATCCTTGGGATCACTGCTACCCGCACGATCCGCAATTTCCGCGCGAATGGTGGCAAGCTCTTTTTCTACTTTCGCAAAGTCACGTTTGGAACGGCTGCTATAAATCTTGTTCAATTCGTCGCTGTAAGCTTCAAGGCTCTTATCTTCCGCTACCTCTTTCACTTCAGTTGTTGCTGTTGTCTCTGTATCTTTATTTTCCATGTTTTTCTCCTCTGTCTTAATTAAACCAATGCTTCATATACGGTAGCAGAGAACACCTACACATCGGATGGGCGGGTGGATTGCTATACATATTTTTGAATAACTGTCCGGGTGCTGCCTTCTCACCATCTAACGATCGACACTCTACGCACGTTCGCAGATCGTTAGCCGCGTTCCATTCCATCAATAGATCAGGTTCATTCTTGTACAGTGCTTTTAGATGCTCTAACTCATGCTCGTTATAAGCGGTTAGAACTTCTGTTCTGACGATACGATCACTCCAATAAGTATATTTATTAGCAAGTCCGCTACCGATATTATCAACGCTTGCCGCGATCCTTGGGGCGATCCGCTTTGACATTTGGTGCAGCGTCTCCCCCCGCACCAAGCCAAGCCCTAGCTGTAGCTTCACGTCACGTCGCACGGCGAGGGTGTACCGATCCACAGAAGCCGGGAAAGTGTCGATACGGGCCGTATGGGAGAGCCTAGCGGCCTGTTGGAGCGGGATACGGAACAGCCCAGCGTTAAACCCTTCCTCGTAGCGTTCAAAGGTGCGGACAAGGTGATCAAGGCTCATGGTTGCAGCCGCACGGCTCCCCCCTATGAGGGTTTCAACCATCTTGGGTCTTAACTTGTCGATTGTGTTAAAGGCTGTTCTACACTGCAATAAGCAGCGTCTAAGCATTTGAGCCGTAAACCTGTCTTCTATACCGGCTTCTATTGAGTCGGTTAGAGCGGTTTGCAACTCTTTCATCGCTGCGTTTAGGACAGGTGCAAGGCTTTCTATATACGCTTCAGGTAGTGCGG